CTTTAACAGGAGTCTTAGATACTTTTTCAGAAACTGATTCTGAAATTGTATTAGCTTCCTTGCTTTCGAATTCTTCTTTCAAAGTCTTATACAAACCTTTTGATTCTTTCAATGTTTCTACTGAATCGAATCTTCTAAGGATGTTGATTTTCTCTTGCTTCGTAGTTGTATTTTCTGTGAAAAGACGTGTAGCGTAAGCCAAGTTAGAGTTGAATACTGCAACTTCGTTCAACTTCTCTTTGAAGATGTTAAGTGCCTTACGGTACTCTTCATTCTTTTCTCTAAGTTGTTGTAACTCTTTTTCAGATTCGTTTTCTCTTACTGCAGGTCTCAATCTATCAGACGCGTAGTCTTTAACATTAGGATTTGCAGTTTTAGCGTTAGGATATTTTCTCAATGAAGCATTACTTCTTGAGGTTTCTTCCATTTCACCTTCTTGGTAATCTTCCTCACCTTCTTCATCCGCAGTTTCCTTTTCCTTAGGACCACTTCCGTAATGACCATCTTTTTTACGGTCATCAGAAGGAATATCACCTTTATTACCACCATACTCTTCAGTTGCTTCCTCTTTATATTCAGCAACTTCTTCTTCACCTTCCATATGGTCTTCTTCAGACATTTCAATTTCGTAAACAACTTCGTCCATATCTTCTTCAGATACTTCCTTATCCATTTCTTCCATTTCAACTTCTTCTTCAGATTCCATTTGGATTTTATATTCAACGTCAGCTTCGTTATCTTTAAGTGAAATTTCGTCATCATCTTGAGAGATAATGATTCCATCTTCTTCACCCATAGCCTTGAAAACCTTTAAGATTTCCTCGTCAGATGCTCCCGTCAAATCAAGAGGCAAGAGAACCTCTTCTTCATCATCAACTTCCAACTCATCACCAGGTAAGTCCATTCCCAACATATCTTCTACGTCTTCCATGTCCATCTCGTCTTCGTCTTCCATTGAAAATTCATCAGACTCCATGTCATCCATTTCGTCATCTTCGTCTACCATGTCAGGTCCCATTTCTTGTTCAGTCACTTCTGACTCTTTTACGTCTTCTGAACCTTCTTCCATGTCAACTTCGTCAATCATTTCATCCTCTTCAGATAATGATTCTTTTACTAATTCACTGATTTCTTCCTTCATAGTAGAAGCAAGTATTCCTTTTGCGTTTTCCGTTACGGCTTCCTCCAAATTTTTCATTTGTAGTAGTGCCTCTTCAACTAATGATTTTTTAGTTTCGTTTGCCATTTTTTACTTTTTGCGCAAATGTTTATTAATTCTTATAATATAAATAGTCCAAAATGTTAAAAAATATCACATACGAAATATACGGGCATAAAAAAATCGGAAGTCACCCTCCGATTCTTAAATTTTTTGGTTTGGTTTTTGTTATTCGTAAACCTCGTCAATTTTGCTTTCAGCACATGCGGTGATTCTCCAATCATGTGGGAAACCTTCAAATTTCTTGGTTACCTTTGATTCAACTTCTGTGACGTTGTAACCTCTTACAAGTTTCTCTTCTCTGATTTTTTTAATCTTTCCTGAGTTTTCATCAGGTAGGTCATACTGAATTTTTGCTACGAAATATTTCTCATCCATGGTTATAAAGTTTTTAATTACCTAAATAATCGGATAATCTTCTCATTAAGTCAATAGACGCACCCATTCCTCCGTCTAATCTTGCTTCAGGTTCAGGTCTTCTTTCCTCTTCCAAGTTCTCTTCATACTTGTTTTTGTCGTCTTTGTTAAGGAAAAGGTAAGCACCAGGAGTAGATGGAGACGATACAAGGTCAAAACAAATAAGTTCAAAATCTTCCTGTACTTCGTTTCTTTCACCCTTCTTAGCCAATGAACCTACACCACGTGAGGATACACCCATAGTAACACCTTGTCTCATTAAGTTTGCCGCTTGGTCACCAGGACATGAAACAACACCACCGTTGTGGAAACCAGGTGAAGTTAATAGTTTCAACTTACCCATCAAGGTATTACCTTCCCACCACATATCAGTGATAAGGTGTGATACACGGTCCAAATCAATCAATGATGATTCAGGGTGGTTCAACTCAGAAATGGATAAACCTTTATTGATAGCCCCTTGATATCTTTCGGCTTCTCTTCTTAATATTTTTTCAGGGTAGACACGACCGTTTCTGTTTGGTGTATCGAATTTTTGTAATACAGCATAAAACTCAAATGGTTTCGAGTGGTCCAACTGACCATACGATTCTTTGATAACTTCAGCATTACGGCTATCGTGTGGGTTTACATATCCTGCATCCCATTCAATCAATATTCCCTTCCCTGTATCTTGTGGTCCTAAAACTCTCATATGAATAAATCTTTATTATAAATACTTAGAAATGGGGATTATTCTATAATGATGTCCCACTCACTTATTTCTACACCAATATACTTTGTATATTTTTTATTCATCACTTCAGCAACTCTGTTATTAATAACATGACCTAATGATAAATCTTCTCCTGAGTAAACGTCTTTAATCGCCCAAGTCATGGCGAAACTAGTCACGTCTTGTTCACCACGATAAGTATATAAAACCTTATCAATCATGACCCTGACAGATATGTCATTATCTTCCATATCACCTTCCAACACAACATGTTTAAAAGTCACAGTAGCAAAATCCTCATTTACCGTAAAATCAGATGGGTCAATAATATTGTTAAGGTCATCAATGGCGGTGTTAGCCTCACTGATGACCTTTCTCAATTTTTGTAGTTGTGATTCTGTAATTTTAATTTTCACGAAAAAGGTCTTTATGATAAATATTCTTTCTTTTTCGTTTTGGTCTTAGACAATGTAAAATAATCGGACGACATCAACTCGTCGCTATATACAGATTTACAAATTTGTTTTACTCTATCTCTTAGGATGATTGATTTGAAATCCATATGTTCTTTTAAGAACAATGTAATCTCCAAATTCATGAATGACTTTTTACCCAATTGTATACCACTTGTTCTTAGGTCCAAGTCTACGATATTGTGTGGTTCAAAAATTAAGTTATCCACACATTCTAATAAGTTATGTTTTATATTACGATTTAGGTTACCGTTTATTCTATTCCAGTTGTCACTATCTACTGTGGGTTCTACCCACGATTGTATGGAAATGTAAATTGATTTTAAGTTTTGTGCGTCTACAGTTCCATAACTACACTTTGCATTTTCAAAGATGTTTAACTTTGAACTTTTACCTTTTTTCATATATGTTTCATATATCTTCTCGTTTATTTGTTGATAAAAGTATAATAAACTTTTTCCCTTCAGTCAAAATTTGACTTAAAAAAACTATTTATTATAATAGTCAAGTATGTTAGTAGTAAAAGTAGACAAAAAAGGTGGTATTGAGAGAGCTCTCAAAAATTATAAGTATAAGGTGATAAAAACCAAACAACTTAATAATTTACGAGACGGACGATATCATGAGAAAGACACCACCAAAAAAAGGAAACAACTCCAAAAAGCCAAATATGTAGAAAAAAGAAAGGGTTTAGAAGACTAAACCCTTTTTTAATTATAACCCCTCGTGTAGTTGTCGTAACTTATATAACGAAACCAAATCGTTTTTACTTTCGTTAATCTTTTCAATGGTTTTACCAATTTTTTCTTGAAGTTCTTTGTCTTCACTCTCATTGATACTACCTTGTAGTTTAGAAACCACAGATTCTTTTAGAGTATTCATCTCTTCTGAGATTTGTTCTTTTGTCATTGACAACAATGATTTCAATTCTTCTTTCTCAGCTTCGTTGATATTTTCGTATTCTTTGTTGAATGTGTTTGATGCAATTTTCAACATTGTAGATAGTGGTAAGTTTACCGATTCTTTGATTACGTCTTCAATTTTTGTTTCAGAAAGTGTTCTTTGAATCTTTAATTTTGATTCAACAACCGCTTCCAATTTTGTTAAAGATTTTTCGTAAATAACGTTATCAATATCTACGTAATTATTTTCAATAGATTCGTCCAAAAGCGTGTTAACCCATTTAGACAATTCTTCAATTTTTTCTTTGTTATTTGTGATGATGTCATTTAACTTTTCAAACGACTCATTTACATATGCTGAAGCAACTTCTTTAGATAAACCTTTTTGTGAACTTAATTCATCATAAAGGTAATAGGCTTCAGCCAAATTTTTGTCACCCAAGATTCTCTTTTTGAAACCCTGAAGATTAGACTTGAAAGATTCTTTACCGTAAGTAGAAACTAACGTTTTTTCAATCTTTGATTTAATTGCACCGAACTTATTCATAATTGTTTTATTTAATAAATATTACTATTTAAGTAAGTCGTTTAACTTTTCTTCCATCTCACCCAATGACTCTCTACCTTTTGACAGGTCAATGGTCTCATCTTGACCGAATAATGTTGAATCTTCAAGGATTAAATCTAAGTCTTTATTTCTTACGAAAGTCTCAGGTGTAATATCTTCACCACCGCCAGCTTCAACTTCACCAGCAGGTTCACCACCTAAGTCTCCACCCAAGTCGCCTCCAAGGTCACCACCTAAGTCACCACCAAAGTCTGAACCTCCACCAAAGTCACTACCACCTCCGAAGTCGTCTCCTCCTTCTTCACCAGCACCCGCTTCAGGTTCCGCACCTTTCTGACCGTATAGTTTGTCAAGGTTATCAAAGATACCTGTATGTAGGATAACTTCTTGTGTTTTCTCCAACTCACCTGAAACCGCTCTTTCAATACGTTGTTGTTGTAAGTCAAGTTTGATTTCCTCATCAGAGAATCCAAGGATGTGTTTCTTAGCCCATGATGATGAAACAGGTAAGATACCGTTTCCTGGGTCAGTAGTCGCATCACGGTATAACTGAATCTTCTGTTGCCATTGTTCCACTTTCAACAAGTCTGCTTGTGATGATGGGTTAGTCAATGCCAATTGGAAGTTATTCAATTCATCCTCAAAACCTAAAATATATAGGTGGATGATTGCAATCTTGTTCAACTCCTGAATCATAGACTTCTGAATTCTGTTGATGGTTCTTGCAAAACGGATGTCCTGTAATGCTAAGTTCTTACCTTCACCCGTAACTTCTTCAAAACCTAAGAATGCTTTAGGAACACGAAGAGCCGTCAATAGTTTCTTTTGGATGTATTCAATATCCGCAATCTCTGACAGGTTTTGTGCACCTGGTAAAGTGTCAATAGGGTTCGGAGCGTTAGGGTCACGAACAGGAATAAAGTAATCTTGGTCTACAGCCATTTGGTTCATACGTAGGTCGACATTACCCGTAGATGGGTCTGCGACCTGGTCACGTTTGAACTTATTGGCGACTCGTTGTACATACGGTTCAACATCTTTGTCGTCCATGTTTCCGACGAATACTTTGAATACCCTTCTTTCAGGTGCTCTTGATGTTCTATAGATTAACATCGCATCTTCTGATAGGATAAGTTGTTTCCAAATTCTTCTGGCTTTCTCCAACATTGAAGTTCCATAAGGAAGTTTACGGTCATCACCCAAAAGTCTGAAGTGTGCAATCTCCCACGTGTTGAACTCCATATCCTTAACTTTCCATTTGAACTTAAGGACTTCTTCGTTACTCTCACCACTTGGTTGTTGAACACCGTATTGACTCGGAGCAGACTTCATACCTCTCTCCAATCTTTCAATCTCAATGTTTGGTAATTGTTGACCACCCATGATACCTTTCTCAGGGTCTAACTTCAAGTATACGAAGTTATCACCATACTTAGCCGTGTTTCTTGTCCACATCGGTAAGTTAGTATCAATATCCAATCTGTTGTTGAATAGGTCAGTCAATACTGATTTAATTCTCTTACTTTCTGAATACACCTGAAGGATGTATCCGTCTTCGTTTGCTGTTGTAGATTCCTCAGCATAGATATCAAGTGCCGCTGAAATTTCAGGAGTATATTCCATACTCTCATAATCGTAGAACGCAGCTAATCTTGTTGGCTCATAATATACGGCTTGAGTATATAGGTTGTTTTCAACCTTCTGCCATTGTTGACCCAAATACAAAGTTTGTTGAGCTTGAAGTTTCTCTCTTTCGTATTCTTTCTTATCTGGTGTCTTTAATAATTCTTTCTTGTCAAACTTGTATACAGGAGGCTGTTGGTCCAATGTAGAATCGGGACCAAAAACTTTGGTTAATCTCTGCCATACAGTATAGTTATTCTCAGCCATTTTTTGTTTTTATATAAATAGTAGTAATTCCCTACAATAATTAAATATTTTATCTTCTACCTCCGAATAACCATAAATAGTTTTCATAGTCACTTTTTGAAGCTCCACCATAGTGTGGTCTTCCGTAAGGGTCTCTCGGCATTGCACTCAACGAAGGGTTGTAATCGTTGACAGGGTTTTTAACAGGAGTTTCCTGAACCATCCAACTGTCCACCATTGCCTTTGTTTGTTCTGTAACCTTCTCTAATGAAGAGAATGAATTCTCTCCAACATATATAGCCATAGCCATCGCCATAATAAGGTCATCGTGTTGTCCCTTTTGGTGGTCAGGTCTTCCGTTCACATAAACGAAAGTATTCAATTCATTCAATAACCTGGTTGAACGGACCTGATAGTTGTGTCTCAACGCCTCTTCAAACGCAGCAACAATCTGAACCCTTTTACTATTAAAGTTCAAACCTGGTATCTTCTCCAAAGCCTTTGGGTTGTATTTCCACTTATCAGCGGCGTTAACACCTTCAACATATAAATTTTGGTAACCCAACTCTTGTAGTTTTCTGGCGGTAGAAACACCCATACCACCCGTGATATCAATCACGATAAAGGCAGAATACATCGTTCCCCATTTGAAGGCAACCTCGGCAGCAACATCAGGTGGTATCTTACCCAAATATTCTAAAACCTGTTCTCTCTCGTCAAAGTCTATAATACAGAAGGTGGTGAAATCCTCACTATCACCACGAGAAACGTCAATACCCATAATGTATTTGTGACCAGGTATCGGTTCCTTCCATTGCCATAATGAACCACCCATAAACTTATTCTCAGGTTCACGGATGTATTTATCTTTCATTCTTTCAATGGTTTCATTAGGGATAACATTATCCCCCGAACCTAAGAAGTTACACTCTAACTCCTGTGCAATCTTACGTCTGTCAAACTTTAACTTCTTAGCCATCGACTCAAACCAATCCGAATAAGGTTTGTACCCTTCCTCAAACTTACTACTAATTTCCTCAAAGTCTCTCTCTCGTGGGTCTATGTGTGTGTAGTCAATAATAATCTCATCGTCATTGTAATCCTCTCTGTACAACATATAATGAATGATGTCCGAACATTTGATTAACTTAAGGTTCTTGGCATAACGAGGGTCACGGTACCAATACATGTCGGTAATCTTGAAGTCATTCATACCTCTTAATGCTTGGTCGTAAATGGCGTAATAAATTGCATCAAATCCGTTAGGTGTGGAAATAACGATTACCTTACCACCCGTAGACAACGACGCCATACACGCAGACCAGAAGTCGTCATCAGCGTCAATAAACGCGGCCTCATCAAAAATAAGGATAGTTGGGGTATAACCACGCAAGGCATCCTTAGATGTTGCAACGGCTTTTACCTCACATCCATTAGTTAACCTAAAGTGTCTTTGTGAATTTTTGTCGGCAGAGAACTTAACACCCAACCACTCAGGCCATTGGTCAACGAAAGCCCTAATCTTATTTGCAAATTCCATGGACGTATCCAATTTGTTCGCAATGATTAGAATCTTTTCAGGTTTACTCTTCTTAGCTGTAACCAACTTTTTTGAAGACCACGCAGCAGTTACCGTAGATACACCAGCTTGACGATACTTAATCGCAATGTTTTCTTCGTAGTTATCGTAATCTGATATTAACCTGTCTTGGTCGGGGAATAGTTCTAACGGGACGTAACGTGATTGTGTGTTGTCGTATGTTTGTAGGTAAGTCTTTAGAGCATAGGACGTATCTTTCACAATCTTTGCGTATTCTACCAGTACCTGTTCTCTTGTCAAACCCATAAATCATAACTTAGTTGTTTTTTATGATAAATCAATTCCGAGTCCACCTAAGAAATCTCTGAATTCATCATTATCTTCGTCATCCTCGTCTGAACCCAAAGCATCCTCCAAGTCGTATTGACGTAACTCCTCAATGATTTCATCTACCATTCTCTGAAGAATCTTTTGACCTTTTGTTGAATCATTCAAAATTTCTCTTGCCACCTCAAAGAACTCTTCAGTAGACAACGCTGAGAAACGTGAGAATAAGTAATTCTGAATTTCTCTCATATCATCTTCATAAAGGTCTTCAGGATACGCCTCAGTAAATTTCTCCCAAATAACAGGACCTAAACGTAAATCCCAAATCTCATAAGGAAGTGTATCTTGAGAACCCATAACCATCTCCGCTGCTTTAGGGTCGTCAGGTAAACCTTGAGTACCCAATACCTCGTATACCCCTTTGATTAATTCGTGGATTAATACAGGGAAGAACAAACCTTTCGCTTTGATTGTTGGTGGGTCCGTAGTATCATCAACTTCTTCAGAACCCTGAACACCTTCACCCTCACCTGCCATCATTTGTGTCATTTGGTCAGGAATAATCCAATACATTAAATCCGCAATGGACATTAATACACCATAAAGGTTAAGAAGTTGTGGGTCCAAACGGTCCAATTCATCACGAACCAAGTTAAACATATAGTGACCTTTCTTTGATGCTCCTTGGATAAGAGAATTAATGAAACGTCTTTTTGCTTTCTCCATGTCAAACTTATCCATTGCATCCATAAATGCCTCAACATCGTCCTCCATATCGTCAACATCTTGGTCACCGAAGGCTTTCATAATTTCTTCCTCATCAGGTTCTTCGTCAGACTGACCTCTCATCTTTGAAGTGTCAATCTGTTCCATACCTGAAAGCAATTCAACATCAAATTGGAATGCATCATCAGGAAGAGCCATTTCTTTCTTTACCAAGTCAACGGCAAGATTTTCGAGGTATTCCTCATTTTCGTTCTCAATTGATTTTACTTGTTGAACCGCTCGTTGCAACATCATCTGTAGTTGCATAAATGCGTTTTGTCCTGAGATGTCAGTAAGACCTGTATATTGTTTTACCTTATCAACAACATCGGCAAATCTTTTTGATGCCAATAATTCTTCAAACGAAGATACCACACCATCACCATCTAAATCAATGTCTAATGCTGGGTTATCTGAAAGGGGTGTTTCACGACCTTGAATCTTTGCCTGAATATCAGGTGCCATTCTTTCTGGTCTATCACCATAATCTATCGGTGCTTCGTCAATCTTATTTCTCATCTGTAAACTTTATATTTAACGTACTAAACTCCATAAAACCAGGTAATGGTTTCTTTCCCGCTTTTGGTCTTGGTTCGTGTTTTGGTTTGTAAGGTGTCTTTTTACCTGGTTTTTCTTTTGTATCAGGTTTAACTCTTGTTGGTGCGACTTCGGTATCTGCAGCCTTTGGAGCCGGTTTATGTTTCGGCTTGTAAGGTGTCTTCCTTTCAGGTTTAGTCCTTGTAGGTGTTTTAACAGGTGCTTCCTTGGTACCTGGTGATTCCTTTAATAAATCCATTAAATCTTTCTTACTCATAGTCTTCGGTACGTATTTCTTTACCAAAGATACTAAAGATTCTTCGATTTGTCTAATTTCTTCTTTCTTAACTTTTTCAGGTAACTTCTTCCAGTTCTTGGTGTCAGCGGCAAACTCATCAGCCATCTTACACCATTTTGAATTAGGACCCTCTTCTTCACATTTTGCAAAGAAATATCCCTGTTGAGCTTTAGAACGGAATTTCTCCTTAATTTCTTCTTCACCCATCTCAGAACGATTATTATCTGAATCGTCGCCCATTCCATCAGGTGCCATGTTTATTTCATCATGTGGTACTTCTTGACCTGTTAAACCTTGTAGTGCGTCGGCACCTAAAGCATCTTCATCATCAAGATTATCTTCCTCACCCAATTTAGCAGCAATGTTATTAACCATTTGGTCAACACCTGCTAACTCTTCTTTTGCACCTTGAATACGTGTCTTTAAATCATTCTGTTCAACAACAGTATTATGAAGAGTCTCTATCTGAGTTTCATTTAACATTTTAAGGGTATCAAATTTGAAACCCTTGTTTAATAAATCGACTACCTTTGAGTTATTCATGGTTCGCTATTTTTTTTTCGTATGTTAATACGATGTCTCTTTCGTAAATTTTATCCTCCACTTCTTTGACTGTGTCACCATATCGGAAAACCAATCTGGTGTGTTTGTCATTTACAACGGCTTCACTTTCACTGTCTTCCCATGCTAAAGCAATTACACCTTCCACCGCATCGTAGACAGAAAAGAAGTCAGAGTTTTGAATAAGATTTAGTTCAATACCTGAGTTTCTTAAAACTCCCACCTTCTTTATAAAATGTATAAGGGGTGGAGTTGGGTCTCCACCTGCTGGTTCCTTATCCCAATCTTCACCCCATACATCGTCAACGTCACTAAAAATAAACTCGTAAATGTTATCCCCTTTATAGTTGGGACCGAGTTCGTTAACGTATACTAAATTCACAACAATTCACCATTTTGAGAAACTTTTATTTGTTGTCCCTCATTTTCAAATACTAAATTGCCCTTATTTGTTTTACCTAAAAACTTAATTGATTCGTTTTCTTTTAATAAGAAATCAGCGGTCAATTCTTGTTCTACTGTTTCACACATAGACTTCATTTCTTTTCTGATTGTTACTTTTTGAATTTTTTCAACTAAGAATTTTTTGATGTTTTTTGATTCTGTCAATGTCTTTTCTTCGTCACTAACAACAAAGTATTTAGATAATACCTTATCAATTTTTGATTCACCGAAGATTTCACCTACAAGATTATCGTATGATGTATCTACAGGTCTTCTTTTACGAAGTTTGAATGGTTGACCATATTTTTCTCTATACATGTCAAACATTCTTCTACCGCTACTACTCATACCTAAATTACTTTCGTCACCACTATCTGGAGCAAACCAGTTTTGTCTGTCGCCATATCTTGACATCAAATCATCAAAGTCTTCGATTGGTTCTTCATCGTAGTCAAAATCAAATTCTCCTTTATATTCACTATCATTTCTATTAAACCAAGGTTGGTCACCAATAGATAAGAACATATCATCGTAGTC